CTAAAGTTTCATCTTCATCAGATTGATTGTCTGTTGTTTTAGCAACTTCTGATCCATCAGATAGACCAATATATTTTCCATCCTTATCCCAGTTATAAGAAATATTTGTTTCGTTTCCTTCTCCTAAATAATCAAAATTAATAGATAGAGTTTGTGTCCATGTTCCATCTTCATTTTCTTGCCAGGTAGAATTGTCAGCTCCAAATCCTGTAGATTGCCAGGTATCATCCAGGACAAAATCAGGTTTTACAGATTCAACATCTATAAGGTTAGAATCAGTAGTATCAGTAATATTATCAACAGAAGAAGAAGTCGAACTGCTATCTTCATCTGAGCTTTGAGATAATAAAGAGGTAATAGAATCGTTGTCTTTAGTAATGACTGAACTATCGATAATATCACTTGTATCAGTAACTTCATTTGTTTGCCCTTCTGTATTTGTTGTTTCTGCATTTAGCAATGTAGATCCAGTAGTTGAAACTTGCTCTCCACTAAAGCCTAGTTGTTGGGCTTGAGATAATAAGTTTGGATCTAACTCATCTAAATTTATTCCTGTTGTACTCATCTACTTTCCTTATGCGTATTTTAAAATTTTTTTTGGGCTAACTCGGTACTGCTGATGAAATAATAATACTCTCTATAATATCATCTGGAGTTGGTTCTATTTCTGTTTCTGGAATGAATCCTTGAGATCTTGCATCAGCTAGTATCTGATCTGAACTTGCTCCAGCCGTGGTCCCAAATGCTCCAGGAGACATCACGGTAACAGGAGTTGTTAATCCCATCGGTCCTGTAACAATTGTACTTGCCCTACTAAATCTTCTATAAAACATTTCCTTTGTTCGCTGGACCATATCTTTATAAATAATAACATCATCAGGCTGGATTGTTTCTCCCTCATTGATCATTGTTGGATCTATCGGAGATCCGTCTGCTATTAATACACTCTTGCCAGTTGTTGGATCTGTATAAATTTCCTTATCAGAAAACTTCGTTGTATAGGGAGTTACGACAGGCTCAGTTGGATCGGAGTTTAATAAATCATCCTTATCTCCACTACTCTGTTGTGAAGTATCTACAGGCACATATACTTTTTTCTTCTTAGCCAATCGCTTGTCTCCTATTATCGGATCCTAGAGGATCCCATTTATTATCAGCAAAACTTTGTGGAACTTGCTTCAATTGTTGTTGTTTCATTCCTACGGCCATATAGCGAAAGGCATCAGCTCCGTGGCTGGTCCAATCATGGACAGGGGTAGCTCTGAAAGCTCTGGTTCTTTCATTGTAAGCTCTATGATAATGTCTCAAGGATTCTAACCCTTCCTTACAATTCTTTACATCAAAGGTACATCTGGGCAATGCCATCTTCACGGCATGGATCCCATCCTCCAGGGGAAGTTTCGGAACCACTCGAAAATTTATTCCCAGATCATAGGCTATTTCTCTCCTGGATCTTCCTGTTCCTAACTCTCGGACCTCAATATCATGTGGAGCATTGTGGCTCCCATATAAATATTCTTTTTGTTCCAGGACATGTACAAAATGGGGAAGCCCTTCATTGCGAACCTCATAATAATCTATAACACTTATAGATCCACCTCTGGAACTCTGGGTAAACCATATTGCCGTACTATCATTTAATCCAAGATCCCACCAGGTATCGACTCTATTCGATGGATCATAAGGAGTTGTTGTGATCTTTCCATCCTCCTGTAATTTTTCCATTTCCTTGCCGTATATGGATCCTGGTATATTTGCCACCCAGCTACATTCAAACTCCTGGGCATACTGATCTGGAGACATTGTTTGTGATGCCTGGCTTAATTCTTCCTCATCTAATATATCTGTTTCACTAGCCTTATATAATGCCGTATACCATTCCTTCTGCTGTTGGGCATTTTCATAAAGATCATAAAACATATTATGTCCTTTAGGAGTCCCAATGAAATAACAGAAACCTTTTCTATCGGATAAAGCTGGTCTGATAACCTCTGGGAATATGCTCTCAGGCATATCAGCAACTTCGTCAATAACACATCCATCTAAATAAATACCTCTAAGGCTATCTGGATTCTCAGATCCTAAAAGAGTTATTCTAGCTCCTGATGGAAGATCGCATCGTAATTCCGTTTCATTATATTTTATTCCAGGAATCTTATGCGTAAATTGTTTGATATAATCCCAGGCTACAGATTTCGCCTGTCTATATGTTGGAGCTACATATGCAAATCTAGGATTCGGCTTATCGCAAAGAATACTAGCTCGAAGTAAATGATTAATAGCCATAACAGTTTTGCCGAATCGTCTATGACAAACTATTACAGCCCATCTGTATTCATCCAGATCTGCATGTAATTCATTTTGCAATTCTCTGGGAGTATATGGAATAACTACCTCAGTCAATGTGTCTCTCCTTGATGGGACTATAACGGTATTACAGGGAACGCCAGATTCTTTGGGGGTACCCCTTTGGTTTTTTGTCAGTTTGGAGTCATATCTGGAGTCAAGAATGATTTCTTCCCAGAGATCTGCCAATGTTAAGGGGAACCAAACCCCTTAGATCTGTCAGCAATCGCATGTGCGTAAGAATGACGACACATACTGTCCACCACTACGATGTTCACTACTCACTTAATGTTAATGCTTGGTCTTCTAAACCCATACTTAGTTGGTCTTCCTCCTTGATCCTCAAGTCCCTGTTTCTTAATGTTGCTCTGATCTATCGTTGGCTTTTGACCTGGAGGAAGCAAGTTGTTGTAAGACATCTTACCCATCGCTGTTTCCCCAGCGAATAGTAAGCTCTCCTGTCTCTTGCTTGTCTTCTACTTTGTTCCTTAATGATCCTCTTGGCTGTAGTTGTGTCCGTCTCTTGTCTAGCCAATAGCTCATCTTGTCTCGTCTGATAATCTCTGTATGCTTCTCTTTGACATCAATAGGATAGCTCTCGTTCCACATGTCCATCATTGTGTCATGGATCTTCTCAGCTTGTAAGGCTCTTGCCTTCATATACTCCTCGAAGATCTCGTCACTATCCTGGACATGTCTCAAGACAGTCCTGTCTGATGGCATGTCTTCATCCTTGCAGATTTGTGTCAGACTTTCTCCGTCTACAATTCTGTCTAAGATCTTTCGAAAAGTCTTTTGATTAACTCTAGCCATAGCTCTTATAGAATAAATAAAGTTAATGCTAATGCAAAACTCACTCCAAGCAGTACATATAAGCCTGTCTCGGATAAGTTATGAAAAAGACTGAGAAGTTTATCTTTGATAATATTAAGTATATTCATTTTCAACTCTTAGGTTATATCTCCTCGAAGAGCTAGTCCCAGAGCATGTAAGACAAGGATGTCTACATACTAGCCCTTTGGGGAGGAGAAGTGTTTGATTTAATAAGTGTCTGATGTTGTCTGATATAAGATCTATTTGAAATCAATCATTGAAAGGTTGAGACACAAATAGCTCTAGGTTATCAATTATTAGCCATATTTGAGGACATATGCAACACATTTTGTGCATCAGGTTGTATCGCATACCATAGTTTGTATAAAGCATCCATGTATCGTCTCTTTGCTGTTCTTGGATCTTTGTGAATGATACGAGATATTTTGGTCCAGTTAGGTCCTCGATCTCGAAAAGCTCCAGACATGTTTGTAGCCCAAATAAGCTGTTTCTCGTCAAGGGAGCAGTAAAGGGATAGCAACTCGATAGCCAAGTCATATCTGTCTAGTTGTTCTCCAGATGGTTTTGGTAATCGAGTCTTTGCCTTTGAGTAACCATAGGCCATCCAGTCTGTCTTGTAGTCCATCCAATGGGTTAGCTTTTGTCTTAGTCTGACCGATGGCATCATTCGTTCTGTCTCACATGCCTCGGCAAATAGCTCGTCAAGTTTGTCAATGCCTTGCTCAACAATTTTGTCTAAGTGTAGATCCTTTTGCCTTTTCATTTTATCCAAGCCTTCATCTCGTCATAAGTCATTCTTGATACAGCTATGGCAAGTTTGGTCCAGGCATCTCTGGACATGTTTTTGGAAGCAAGGGTAAGTTTCTTATGGACCTGGGATTCTACATAGCCATTCTTTATGCCTTTGTGCTTGGCTACTTGGTAGTAAGGATTCGTACCTTTGACGGCTTCTTTTAGCAGTCTTATATTTGTCATGCTACTCGATGACATACTGCTCTGGTCTTTTTTGTTTAAAGGTTTTTGTTTTAAAAGACGAAGAAGGTTTTTGCTTGAATAGTCTTTTGGTCTTAGAGAAGCTGTCTCAGTATCATATTTCGTCATCTTTGTAAATCCTCTTCCATCTTTTCCATAAAAAGCCTAGCCCAATTCTGGGAAGGTTCAGATTGAAGTCCTTCATTAATGCACTCCACTTCTGTCCCTCCGTCATTTCGAGCTTTCTCAAAACAGTCTTTTCTGAGATCTTTTGTTTCATAATCCATCTCATAACAGAGCAGTTTCCCAGCTCCGTTAATAACCCATCCTCCTAGATGCTGATAATGTTTGGATCCACATATATGACACTTCCCAATACATACAATTTTCTTCCTGGGCATACATCACTTTCTTTTCGTGTAATAGTTAGCCATTAAAATTCCGAGACAAACAATCCCTAAGAAGTCAAAAAGAGTTATTGTGAAATTCATCTCATATACTTCCAATTCTTGGCCATAGCTATTGCGACATCCATCCAGGTAGCTTTTTGAAAACCAATTCCATACATACTTCTTCTTGGCATCTCCATAGCTTCCATTGCTTCTTGAGGAGTAAGATCCTCATTCATCCAATATTTAAGTTGCTCCGAAATAATGAAAAATATCTCATAGGCTGGTATGTCTATAAATTGCGATACTGTTAGATCTAAAGGATCTGTAAAAATATTCTTATTTTCTTCCATCGATATACCTCTTTGCATCGGCTTGAGTTTTTGTTTCCTCCAGCCATATATAAAAATCCTTTGCCGTGACTTCTCCCAGGGTAGCTTCTTGAACCACCAGGATGTTATCTGGCTCTGGAAAACTAAAATCTTTGTGATGAGCTTCAAGCATCCACCGTCTAACAATAGATCCATCAGAAATCCCAAATTTTTCTGCTAATAGTTTTAAGGTAAGTTTTTTACCTCTCTTCTTTTCTTGTTTCTTTACCCATTCTTTCAAATGCATAATATTCTCCTCAATGTGAGTTAATAAAATTTTATGTATGGGATTCAGAATAATCTGTTTGACTTAGGAAGACATAGTAATATACTTTCAAAATAAAACAAGTTAGTTTTTAATTTTGGAGGAGAAAATTATCATGGATGAACAACCAGATAGACCATATTGGCAACGAGGTAATTCTGAATTGACAGTAATACAAAAAAATGCCCCTGTTTCATTTAGACCAGGAGACGGAGTAATAGTGTCAAGATTGAATCACTTAATAGAAATAAATAATTTTAGTAATGAAGATCTAGCAAAAGATCCAGAGATCGATATAAGAGAAGAGACGGTATCGAAACATAGAAATGGTAGATCTCCAATCAGTTGGGAAATGGCAGAAGCCTATGCTAAGTTTTTTAAAGACAGAGATATAATGGTAGATCCTATATTTCTTATTACAACAAAAGTTGAAGGCTCAATGCTTTTTGATAGTGCTGTAGATGCTGGGAGAATTGAAGTTATTGGACAATTTGTTCAAAGCAATGGATCTGTAGAAGTCTTTGAAAGAACGGATGCTCCTTTGTTTTTGAAGTCTGATGTTCTTAACCACTACATCATTAACAATGCAGATAATTATGGTCTTACTTCATTTATATTTGTCGATGGAGAAATAACATCCCCTTTTAGAGGGCTGGAAGATTTTCACATGCAAGATTATCATTATTGGATTACCTTAAAAAGTCCTATGATAAATAAAATAGTCCATAAATTTTCTAACCAAAATCTTTGTGTCGTAAAATTAAAGGATAAAGACATTCATCTTGCTGGAATGGTTTACCAAAACCCAAAGAGAAATTCCCAGGCTCCAACTACTTACAGTATATCGGATCCAGGATGGGGCATGAAAAACCAATTTACTCCCCAGGACATGGACCTATCTTCTGTAGAGCTTGAATGGTCTACTCCTGTTGTTAATGCAATTATGAATCCCCAGGCTAATGGGATTGATATGGTCCAGGAGAAGAGATAAAATAACTCCAATGTAAATTTTTGAAAATTAGGGAGCTTCGGTTCCCTTTTTTTTTGAAAAAACTTGTGGATAATTCTGTTAATATCTGTCCGTGCATTACCTTGTAATACCATATGTTGCTTTATAAAGATCTATTTCATTTTTTGTGAATTAATTTAATTGACCTACCATACCAAATACCTATGATTTCTAAAGGGAGAAAATTCTTTTGGAAAATCGAAAACAAATACCAGACTGGGCAATAAGATATGATTTTAATTGGCATAGTAATCCAGCTAGTAAACATTTTAGCAAAACATTATTTGATAAATCTTATGTAAGGCCTGTAGTTAATGAAGCCTGGGAAATTATAAAAGGTAATAGAGAAAATTCAGATGCATCTATTAAAGATATGCATGAAGCCCAAAAAGTTATAGATAAATTTCAGTATGACTCAGCTCCTATGTGTTTAGGTAGAACTGTTCAGACAATATGTGATGCCAGGCTATTGCCCCTGGATGAATTAAACAGGATCTTTAAAACCACAGACAGATTAGAGGTAGAGAAAAAAGCTCGTCATTCTTTAGAAACATATGTCCCTTACAAACATGCGAAGGATGATGATTTAAGAGCTAAAGCATGTCTTGAGGTACTTGATAATACAGTAGAACAAGCCATGAAGGGATTAGAACATACATTTAGGTTATTAGGCTTAAACCAATGGGAAGGAGAGAAAGATGTTTTTATTGAGGATCTAAATGGGATTGATCTGAAATACTTTTTAAAGCCTGATTATTGCAACTTGATTGAGCTGAAAGTTAGAACTCCTGGAATAAGGAAAAATTCTAAAAAAGGATGGGCGAAAGGATCACTCCCCTCTACTCCATATCCTGGATGGCTCAATCAAGTCTCTGCATACCATCATGTAACCAAAAGACAACCAGCCATAATTGTGGCTAATGATACAGACTACAGGATCTTTCATCCAGATGAAGAAGATAGTTTCACAGAACCAGACCGTTTACATATGACATGGGAAAATATTGAACAAGATCTTAGGATCCATGAAAGAATATTAAAACAAGCCCATAGAATATCAGTCGAAGAGGGTTTGAAACCAGAAGATAGTTTAAAGACATTACTTAGATCTGTCGTACCAGATTGGTCTCATATCTCCTGGAGCAATTTAAACCCAGAAGTTTTTGATCAAGCAAAAAGTTTATGGGGATATTAAAGGAGATAAAATGGGAACACCATCAGATACAGATTTTACATTAACAATGCCAACAGAAGATCCATTTAAAGTAGATCCAGAATTTACAATAGATCCATCAGTTGCCAAGGCTTTTATTGAAGCTCAAAAGGCTCTTAGAGGAGTTGAAAAAGGTACTGATGCTCAATATGGAAAGTTTAGAGGTATGGAAGACATTATGAAGGCTTTGAGAGGATTAAATCAGGAAGATAGCAATGGTATTTTGGACCATGATATTTTCCCTTTTTCTTATTGGCATGAAGTCAATGGTAAGCAGTACCACTCCATGAGGATGTTACACTCATCTGGAGCAACAGGCATGGCTTCTACAATTGTTATACCAGAGGAGCATAGTCTCCGTGGAGGTAACAACATGCAAGGTTTAAAATCTGATGGCTCATACAGTTTAAGGATCCATCTGGAATCTATGTTTTTATTTTTTCAAGAAGATAATGATGGATATGAAAAGCCAAAAACAGGAAAAAAGCCAGGGCAATTAGAAAGTGAAGAAACTAATGAATCACTACCTAAGAAGGCAAAAGAAAAGGACCAGACACTATATAGATTAAAATTAATGGATCAGGTTACTTTAAAAGAAACCTTACCTCAAATAGAAGCCTGGGTTAGGAATAATCAAATAGCATTAAATGATTTAGAAAAGGATTTTCCAGAGATCTACAAAGATGTTTGGGACCATGTTCAAAAAACAAAACAAGATATAATGGAAGGAAAGAAATAATGAAACCACAATTTAGCAATAGCAGTAGATGCACAGTATTTAAAGACATGAGTAAAAATTGGGATGGCGAATCAAATTTGGGGACCACCAAATATTCAACTTCACTATTTTTTAATAAGAAAGATGACATGTCTAAAGAAGATCTACAGATGGTAAAATATTTTCAAAAATGGGCCTTAGAAAACAGCATTACATTTGGAGTAACAATTCAAACCGTCAATGATGGAGGTTATCAAAAGGCTGTAAGTGTAACTCTATTTCCAAATGAAGTTGAAGGGGATGAATAACATGGATGACAATGATGAAAAATATAAGTTACTTAACACTAAAGAAGTTGCGAGATTATTATTCGGATCTGAGGAAGAAAGCAACACCAAGAAAGTTAGAAGACTTGCAAGGAATGGAACAATCAAACATTTCAGAAATGGAAAGCATTACCTCTTCAATAAAGCTGAATTACCAGGAGCTACTAATAATACCAGTAGAGAACAAGATAACAGTTGTAGTAGAGGGGAAGGAATATCACATAGAAGTCAGCAGAGAATATCTACTGAATAAAGCAGAAGAATTTTTAAAGAGAGGAAGAAGAAGTGTTTAGTTGGTTAAAATGGTATCATAAATTATTCTTAGTATTTGCATTTTCATTTTACTTTTTACTCTACCAGGCAAGTCCTTTTAATAAGCCCAAGCCTGTTGAATGTGTTGTGGTAAAAGATGGCTAAAGAGAGAAATAAAAAAGGTAAGCAGTCCCACAATAGAGAATCAAAGATCTTTAGGAATTGGGGTTTAAATACATGGGAAGAAATTAAGGAGAGAGTTAATGCAAAAAAAACATACAAACCAGCTCAAGGGAGCAATGACAAAAAGGTCGATGAATAGAAAACACATACCTATCACATTACCTGGAGGAAAAGAATTTGTGATGGATGAAGATGGAAGAAGAATAGGAATTAGGGATAAGGACCAATGAAATATTACAGAACATTTTATAGAGTTGTTTCCTGGGGAGGTTTAGCAATATTATTCCTTCACATGTACGGCTTTATCTAAGGACCAGGGTTATATTATTTCCCATTTGATAGCTTGGGAGAGCTAGAGAGTCCAGATCTCCCACCAAATACTGTCAGCATTATTCAAATCCATTTTAAAGCCCATACAGACAAATCATATGTTTTATGATTCATACTATAGTGATGTTGCTTAAATCTCTTCTATGAGCTTCCTATGAGTCCGTTTTTCTTAATTTATGATCCCTGGAGGGATATGTAGTCGATTTTCTTTTAAATAGAGATTTGTTACATCAGTTACGAACTCATTCATGTCATATGATAAACCTCGGTCCAGGAGATACTGCAAGGCATCAATATATTCTTGCTCTTCTTTACACGGAATCAATCCATGTACCTTCATAACAATTTTGAATAAAACTTCATCTGACATTTTCTTTCCTGGATAAAAAAAGGGGACCAAAAGATCCCCTTTTAAAAGTCAATTAAATTTTAAAATTATAAACTAGCTACCATGTCTAAAGTTTTAGAATCTTGATAATTATTTAAAGCAATCACATGGGCATAAACTCTTTCAGTAGTTGCGATCTGTTGATGTCCAAGAAACAATGAGATTTTTTTAAGATTATCTTTTGAATCGCCATCAGTTAAGATTAACTTACTAGCAACATAGTGTCTTAGACTATGCCATGTTACAGGCTTTGCTCCACCCTTCTTAATTGCACTTTTAAGAATGAAAGAAAGAGTATCGTAAGTAGCTAACTGACCTTCATAATTATAAGATGATGTGCTACTAGCTCCATAGGCTCTAAATCTTTTACCATATCTGATAAATACTTCTTTATCTTCCTGGCTGTATTTAGTTTCCATCTTCCAAGACAATAATGCTTTTTTAAGATCTGGATTAAGAGGAATCTTTCTACCAATTATAGCTGTACTTTCTCTTAACTTATCAGCCTTTGTTCCATCGCCCTCAGATATGTTTTTATTAATAGTGATAACATTATTATCAAAATCAATATCAGACCATGTTATAGCAAGTTGTTCTCCAGCTCTCATGCCTGTCTTAACGGCCATCAAAAACATTAACTGCGAAAATGTATCATCAAAAATATTTTCCTGGATCAATTGAATGTTCTCTTCGGAGATACTTTCAATATCAAAAGATTTAGAATCATTTTTAAATAAAACTGAAACCATTTTTTCCACAGTAGGTCTTGCAGTAATAAAATCTTGTGTCTGACACCAGACAAAAAATCTCTCCAGGCATGAATGATGATTTTGAATTGTCTTCCTGGATCTGCCTTTAGATTTATTATATCTATAAAAATCTGAAACATCACTAGCTCTAACTTCGTCACAAATCATTTTGCCAAGATCATGCTGTTTTAATAATTTACCGACATAGACATATCTTGAATATCTATCCTTAGTCATCTGATTAGAGTCATAAAGAGGGTTAATATCTTTTTCCATGAAAACAGAATAAATATGGTTTACAGATTTCTTATTCGCTTTAGGTACAACTTTGTTATTAACTTTCTGCTTGTAAATTTCTTTAGCAGTTGTTTCAGCAAGATCTCTAGTTTTAAACCAAGTGTCTTTGTACTCAGCTTTTAATTTTGGATCCTGGAAAGTGATGGTCCAAGAGGACCATCCTTTCTTTTTTGCTCTATATTGTCTTTGAGTTATTTTATAAGGGACTGACATTATGCCACCTCCCTTAATGCATTTACTCTATCTGTTATGTCGATGAATGTATCGCCAAGTAAGAAATACTTTTCTGCTTCTTCGTCATAAACAATATCGCCTATGCTAAGAGAATGAAACATTCTCATTTCAAATGTTTTGCCGTCTCTTTCGATTTCTTTAGTTTCATAGTTACTAATAATATCTTCGTACCTATCTTCTAATTTACCAGATCCAGCAACATAGACTTCATGCTCATGCAAATTAAGTATTCTGTAAAGATCCCAAAGATCGTCTTCCTTAGAACTAAGATCTACATTAACAACATTTTTATAAGCATTGAAAAATTCATTTTCCCAATTCTTATCCAGGTAGTCTTCATCAATATCGAAGCCAAATTGGATGTCGCTTAAAGTATGCTGTCTCCATTCCTGACCTAGATCTTTTTTCCACTCTCTGTTTATTTGATATATTTTATAGCCCATTTATTTTTCTCCTCATATAATTGACTTGTTAAGTCATATTATTAGAGGAATTAAATAAACCTGTCAACAGGGGAATTTTCCGAGCTTCGGAAAATGAGAGAAAATATGGAGTCACAAACGGAGTCACGGAGGGTATAATTTAACCTAAGTCATTGTAATTATTGACTAAAGGTTGGTAGTCCCTAGGGGAATCGAACCCCTTAATTACATCAATAAAAAACCATAATTAGCAGTAAAAAGCCATTAAAAGAATTACAAAGACATGCCCATTCTTGCACGGATGCAGTCACGGATGCAGTCACGCTGTGACTGCGACTATCTTTAATAGTTAGTTTTCTTTTGTTTCTTTTTAGGCTGGGCAGATGTTCTAACTACACCTTTAGTCTTGCCTTTACTCGCAATCCTTTCTGCTGGAGAGTTAGCTTTACTTCCACTAGGTAGAGCAGATCCTCCACTTGATGCAGTAGATCCGTACTTCTTTTTTCTTTGGGCAGTACCCATTAATGTAGGCATTATATTACTCCTTTTTTTCTATAATCATCGTTCAGTAATTTAATCATGTTAGCTCCATAATCTATGTCGCTATAGATCTTTATTCTGTTCTGTTGAGTTGTAAATGGATCTATCACAATCAGTCCAGCATGTCCGTAATCTTGCCTGGGGAAGCCATGTTGATCTGCGTATGCATCTATATCTTTAAACCCTTTTACTCTCAGCATGTGAGCTGGACTTTTAAATCCTGACTCGTGATTTGTTTTAGATGTTGATGGTACTTCCATTGTTGCGTAATTATGTCTGTGTCCAGCAACATATATATCTGCATTAGTATGAAACAAGTTTTGCTTCTGTAGCGAATGTAACGGTGAATACATACTATGACCTGAAAAATCATGACGGAAATCGCCTTTGACCGATACACCATTTGGAAATTGAAAATCTATATTAGCTCTCCAATCAACAGTAAGAGTATTTTGTGCTTGTGCAAACCATTCAATTTTATCATATTGAAGATGACCTGGATTAAAAATGTCATGGTTTCCTCTAATAATAAGACACCAATTTATTTCTTCAATTAAATGTTCTATAACTTTATAGACCATTGATTTAGTCATCTTTTGTTCAGCAGAATATTTTAGTGAGAGACGACCAATCCAATTGTTGTGGCTGTCCCCAATATTTATTGAATATATTGGATTTTCAGATCCTCTGTCTGGATCATATTTTTTTAAGGTTTCCATCAAGGATGTAAGCACATCCCAATTAGTACCCCCATCGTCAAGGTGTGGATCTCCCCAAACGCAAATTCCTGTTACAAGATCTTTAGAAAACTTTACAGGAATAAGCTCAAGCAAATCATCCTTTTCTTTTTTTCGTTTCCAATTGTCATGGGCATAATTAATAATTTCATCAGCAGACATTTCTTCATGCTGTGTCATTTTCTCAAGACCAGGGATAACATAAGACTGCGTATCTTCTTCGGTCCTGTCCATCTTAATAATATGTCTGGCTGTTTTTAACCTACCTTTTAATTGATCGATAGTTAGGTCCATAGATAAAGCTAGATCTGATTGTTTCTTCCAGGGTTTATTACGGCCTACTTGTTTAGCTTTTGCAACAAGCTCTTCTGCTTCCTCAAAAGACATTGAGTTAGGAGTCTTAGACATTAGTTATTTTCTCTCTCACTCGGATCCATTTGGTATACTGTTCTACATGCAGTATTGGAGCAAATGATCTGACAGATCCTCTGCTCTTCAAAAGTTTGTTCCGATTCAATTTGAAAATCTATAGATCCACATTCCGTGCATCCAAAGATCTCCCTCTTGGCAAAAGTAATTACTTTATTACTATCTTCAAATTCTATCATTTATCCTCCCATAATAGTTTCGTCATCCAACTCATTGGTAAGTTTTCTTTTCCCTCTCCTGGAACTTGATGCAACACAAACATCAGTAGAGGACAATGAGATCTCATCATTGATAAAATATTGGTAACTGAATACTGACATAAGACTAATTATGTTGATCAGTAACAGCCTATGTAATCTAGGCAATACTAACTGTTAGTTAGTTTCCTATAATTCCTAATACTTTATCCATGATAATCTCCTTTATCTAGTTATTGTCTTTAATATCTTCGATATTGATTTTTATCTTATCAATC